TTGCTGTTGCAGCAGCACCAGATCCACCACCACCACTTATAGTTACTGTTGGTGGTGGATTAGAAGTATATCCAGATCCTGCATTCGTCAGTCTTATTTCCTTGACTGACTGAACGTTACCTACAGAAGTTGTTATTGCGACAGCAGTAGCAGTAGTACCAGAAGTTGGTGAGGAAATTGTAACGGTTGGTACACTTGTATATCCATAACCATCTTCTGTCAGAACTATACTGCCGATGGATGGTGATGATGTAGATATTCCAATAACACTTGCAGTAGCCGTAACTGCTGCTCCAACAAGTCTTAAGGTTGTGATATATCCTTCATCTTCTACAGTATTATCAACCTCTTCAATTGCAGTATCAATAAGTTCATTTTCATACTCATAAAGTTCACAATTTAACTCGTAAACATAATTTCTTCCCAATTGATAAAATGGTTTTTCCGATTCGACTCTCTTAATCTCAAAAAGTCTTTCACCAAGTGGAAAATAAATTAAATCCCCCTCCTTTGGTCTTGTAATTAAATTTGCAAAGTCATAATCTGTTATAAACCCTTCTCTAATACCTGAGGATATTCCCTCCAAAAATGGTGAAATAAATTCTTCAAATCTTTCCCTTGAAATTGTTAAACTAATTTCGTTTTGCAGTTTCAGACCAAATTTAGTCATCAAATCACTTCCAGGAGCATATCCATCATAGTTATTCAGATATGCTTCAATCAAAAATACATCATCAAATTTAGATGATTGTATTTCTCTAATAATATCATCTGTTTTAAATATTTTTCTTGGTAAATAATAAACATCAATACCATAAATTCTCAATTGCTCATTAATTAAGTCCTGAATGAGATATTGTTCGTTATAGGATCCTTGAAGGAAAAATGGATTTAATGCCATGATTATCCAATTAAATCTAGAGGTGGTAATTCATACTCTGATGACATTCTTTGCTTTATTTCGTCAAGATCTCTAATTGCATCCTCATACAATTGTCTACCATTTAATTCAGTTCCTCCTGGAAGTTTGACGCCTTGGAATTTTATTAAATTTTGTCCCCACTGTCTTTTGATCAGTGCAGTAAGATATTGTTTTACAAAACTATCATTATATACTTGCGTAAATGATGCTGGATCAAGTGCTCTATAACATTCAATAACTATAAAATCATCAGATGCCTGAGAACCCCAATCAATATCCAAATATAATCTGTCTTGTCTCTTATTAAATCTAACCTGCTTATCAGTTGTCAATAAAAAGTCAATGTCTTCCAGATAAGATTTGACCATAGAATACTGAAGAAGTTCTACAGAATTAAAGTAGTATAGATCATTCAGAAACAGTTGATATTTGATACTGAACATTCCTCCAGAAATGGAACTAGTATCAAATTTAAATATCCTTTCAATACCAATTACAGAATCTGGTACTTGTATATAATTCGAATTCTCATAAAAACTAAACGTTGTTGCTGTTCCAACAATAGTAGATGTTCCAGTCGTTGTTACAATTCCAACCCCATTAGTTCCTTTTGCTCTACCTCTAGCAATATCATCGCTAGTAATCTTGTACTTTAAGTACATTTTCTCCACACCATCATAATGGCGCTCATTAAAATATTGAATGGCATCATCAACCAGATCATCAATCTGGTCATCATCAACGTTGATTTCTAATACTGGAGCACCAAGTCTCCTCAAACAATAATCAATTAGTCCCTGTCTTGTGCTTGGTTTTGCCATCAGTACTCTCCTCCATCAATAGTTGTCGTCCAAACCGGCAATCCGCTATCATTAGTGGTTAAAATGTAGTTGGTGGTAGTTATACCAGACTGTGTGCTTGCTGCACCAGTTAATTTTCCACTATTGTCAAAATATGCAATTCCGTTTGGACCGTCAAATGTTCCCGCACCCGCATAATAATTTCCCGCATAATAATTTGGAGCATAAATGTCAGTGTTAAATGCTAAACGAGAGTTTGAATTATCCCAAGTAAGAGTTTTATCTCCAGCAAGACCATGAATAGTTATACCTGCACCATCCAATGCAGCATCACTTAATTTTGGTGTTGCAGAAGCAATACCAATATTAATGTCCTCAACCTCAAGTATGTTTGTATTTAAGACCGTTTGGGTTCCATTGACAGTTAAGTCACCAGTAATCTCAACACTTTGTGTAAACGTTGCAATGCCAGAAACATTGAGATTGTCTAATTCTGTATGACCATCAACATCAAGGTCACCATTGGCATCAATGACACCAGTAAATGTAGAAACACCCGATACTGCGAGTGCATCTACATCTGCGATTCCATCAATATCAATATTTCCAATAAATGTTGATAATCCAGAAACAAATAAATCGGTAGTCGTTACAAGACCTGAGAATCTACCAGTTCTCCAACGCTTACCATCAATACCCAAATCATAAGTAGCGTCATCATTTGGATTAAGATTGGATATAAATTCTCCACCGACATTAATATCATCACTAATGGCATCACCAAGATTAATTGTTCCTCCCCTAAAAGTAGCAACACCTATAAATTCCGAAGTTCCACTAACTTTTAAATTATCTTTTACAAATAAATCACTACCAACATATAAATCTCCACCTGTAGTAGTAATTCCACCAGCAGAGGCAAGAGTTGAAATACCACTTATATTTAAAGACTCTGCTGTTAATGGTCCTAAAATTATAATAGATGGTACTGTAATTCCATCTGTAGAACTTATAGTTATTCCAGAACCAACAGTTATTGAGTCGTTTGTTCCATCAATAACTACAGAACCCGTTCCAAATGTTACGACACCAACTATTCTGGCGTCACCACCTACATTTAAAGTTTTGGCAATTCCAACACCACCACGAACAATTACTGCACCAGTGGTTGGTGATATTGAATCAGTTGTGTTAGAAAATGTTACAATACCAGTCGCAATCAAAGATGACGAATCAATAGTATCCGTCATGTAGAATACTTCATCAGAAGAATTCCAAACTAAGATTAAACCATCCTTTGCCTTTAAAGATGAATTTACATCTGTTAAGTTGGCTAATCGTGATGGTGGTGCAGAAGCATTAGATAATACACGAATTACATTCTGCGACGCTATTCTGTCGTTTATGTTAGGCATTACCTACTTACCCCTGCTCTTACTAATACTGATCCTTCCACTGCTTTAAACTCTTTACCAGCAGCAGAAATTATTTTTACATCATATACATATCTACCAGGTTTCAATTCTGCTGATTGGCTAGAAGTTAGAGAAATAGATATAAGTCCCGTTGCCTCCTCAGTCACTGTTGATCCAAAGGATACTGCTGTAGATGCTCCATAATGTTTTCTAATTTGTCCTGCGACTGATGATCCAGTTAAGTCCAACTTAGAATTTGTTCTAGTATCTTCCAATTGGAATGATGTATCAAAATCATATCCCTGTTCAACTACAATATTGGATACATAAACTGCCATTATTAGAACTAAAAAGTTTTCCTCTAGATATTTATATCTGCAGCACGTCCATTAAATTATTTCTTATTTAGTATTTCTCTCAACAGCGATTTTATCTCATCAATATCACTCTTCATCTGATCCAATTCTTTTCTTTGAACATCTCTGCGATTTAAGGAATTGAGATATTGATTATAAGAAGTGGTGTCACAATTTACTATGGCACCACTTTTTTCATCCCTATAAAGGTTTTTGTGTCCTTCTACTCTTATCATATCAATGCAATCGTTCTAAGATCTTTAATTCTTGGAGCATATGCTTGATTCGTTCCAGATAATACAATCTTAATAGTATATCCAGTAAAGAGATCTAAATTGTCTGCTGTGAACTCATATTCAAGATACTGATTCTCCAAACTTGCTGGAACGAATGTATCAGGTCTTCCACTGTTCTTAGAGGCATCAACTGGCGTAATAGTTCCATCAGCACCAATTGTTACATTGTCATATCCAGGGAATAACTCAAATTCTTGAGTAACTTCACTAGAATCTGCTCTAATTAAACTATAAAGAACTCTAAAATCAGAAGATTCATGCCTATAAGCAGCAAGAATTACTTTAAGAGAAGTTGCTGCCTGAGCGAGATTGACTGTATTTGAAACATAAACTGCTGCATGTGGGTCAAATAATAAAGAATTAACTCTATTATCTACTGCATAGTCGAGGATTGGACGATTTAATCTATTCAATCTAAATTCCGTTATTGCCGTATCGGTGTAAATGATAGGAGACAGATTAGAATCAGTCGTATTTAATGTTATACCAGTTGTAAATGATTTGTTTCTAGGTAAAGTAGTAAGTTTTGTAGTTTCATTAATATTAGAAGATACCATCCTTACAGAACTTAATTTGTTGATTTGATTTAACTCAACATTTTCAAAACCACTATCAACAAATGGTGTTTCAGTTCCATCAACACTTGTTCCAGTAATAGTTCTCACAGAAGCCGTTACTGATGTAGAAGAACCAGGTGTTAAAATATCATAATTTGGGATAATTTCATTGAACTGAATGTTTTCTGTTGCTTTACACTTATCACCTCCAATTGATTCCTCTAATGTAAATGATAACTGTGGTGTATCGGAAGTAGATCCATCACTAGATCTATCATTTCCGTTTGTTGACATATCAATTGCAATGTGATATTGGTCAATTTGATTTCCAAGAGAACTTACATTATGAGGAACACCATTAATTCTTCTTAATGAAACACCATTTAATTCATATTTTGTAACCGAAGTTCCAGTTTCATGTGGTTGAACTTTTCCCTCAACCGATCTAGAACTTATAGCAAGAGTTCCATTTCCAACACCACTATATGAAATTATCTCATCACCGATTTTGACGTATCCAAGATAAGTTGCTGATACCGATTGTCCTTCGAAAGTTGCAAAGTTTGATGTACTTGCAACACTAATTGTTGAAGATTCGTTAATAGATAAAGTGGAACTCAATGTTGTCGATGGTACGTTTGGTTGTATATCTGAAATAACAACTTCATTCGATTGATCATACATTCCATGATCAAAATGACTGATTCTCAAATAGTTGCCAGAATTTAAATTTCCACCTTCAGAACTTCTATCAGTAATTAGTGTTCCTGGAATAGAAATAACGGTTCCAGAGTCATTATAGTAACTTAATGCTGCACCTACCTGGAAGGTCTTAGATGCTCCCTTTTCTCCTTGTACATTTGATAGATATAGGGTATCTAATCCAGTAATAGATTCAATCGTAATTCTAGCGTCTCTTCCAAGTGTAGTTACAATTCCAACAACATCACCAACTCGGTATCCATGACCAGTAACTGTTGTTCCTGCAATTCCAGTAATAACACCATCTGTTGCGGTGATGCTAAGTTTGAGTCCAGAACCATTTCCAACAAGAGTTGTAGTTTCCAAATTGGATGCAGTTACATAATTTTCTCCACCATCAGTAATTGTAACATTGGCAACAGAACTTCCTTGCCCAACAACATATCCATATCCAAATCCATTAGAACCTGAAATTTTTCTGCCAACTGTCAAAATCCCAATATTTCCGCTTCCAGCAGGAATTGTAGATATCCCAAGTATTGCTGTTTTTGGTAATGTTGTGATTGGATTACTTCCTAAATTCTCAACATATCCATTACTCTCGTCTAACGTTGGATTATAGAAGAATGCAGTTCCATTAGTTGATGTAAAGTTTGCTTTATAAAGTTTAAACTTAAGATCCTGGTATTGATTTGCGGTCCAAATAGATCCATTTTGGGACTTAAATAGACTTCCAAGAGCAAACTGTTTAGAATAAACTACAGATTCTGCATCTGGAAGAGACTGCGTATTTACAGTCTTTTCTCCCATCTCTGCTATCCACAATTCATATTCGTCAGTAGTTGACGCAACAGCAACAATTGCATATTCTTGTCCAGGTGCCAAGAAAATAGGATAATCAAAAGTTACTCTTGTTGCGGTTTCTCCATTTGTTGATACATTTACGTCTCCAGGTCTAAGTGTAACTGGATTTCCGATAATTGTTCTAGTTGGAGTTCCCAACTCAACAGTTCTAACTTCAATTCTTACTGGATCGTTTCCAGAAGGTTTATTGGCAAAGAAAAGATCTACTGCGGTTAAAAAGACGCCATTGGCATCATCATTCTGACCATTTAAGTCTGGTGTAGAAATATTTCCGCCAACACTAAATGACTGCGCTAAAGGATCATAAAATTCTGTTATAGTTGTTACTGTTTGAGTCTGACGAACTTCAATTCTACCTTCGGAAGTATAAGATGTTTCTGCAGTTGATTGTAATTGGCTTCCAGGAATGGGAGCAGCATTAGTTGAACTATTGGTTAATTTGTAAGTTTTTGTTCCCGTTGTAATTCTAACAGCAGGCGCTGGAACTGTGTGTGGATTTCTTAAGAAGAAAGAACCTAAAAGATCGCCATAATTATCACTAATAAGACGAAGATCCTTAACATATGCAATTGCCCCACTAGTTTGTCCAACTAATTTTGTTCCATTCTTAACATAACCAGAGTATTTACCTTGTGCTTCTTCCGATAATGCAAAAGTGTCGATATTTAAAACCTTCGAAGATTGGGTATATGTTGCTTGGAGATTTTCTGATTTCAAATATGGATTAATATTATAAGTTGTAGATGGTGAATTAAAAGGTCCTTCTTTATGATTACCAGACGCCAATCTAAAAGTAATTACTGATTCGCCATTATTATATCCAATTACAGTTTCTCCAACTTCAAATGATCCAACAGTTCCATAATTAACTAGGGTTGAATCGTTGGATACTTCTAATAATTTGGGTATAAAGTCAACACTACCATTTCCATCAAAGAATTGGTAAAATCTTGTGAGTGGTTTTAAATTATTTGCTGAGAATTGTGTATTTCTGGAACGCATGTACTGTTCATTTCCAGAAGAAATAATAACATCTCTCGAAGTAACAGAAGTGCTAGTTGTTCCTCTACGATTTGGATCTGGAACATTTCTTGTAACTGAAGAA